TGCAAATCCAGCGGTGTTTGTAGCGAAAGCTAAAGCACTAGTTGATAAAATAGTAAGACTGACTGAGGTAATTACGAAACAAACTTTTCTTAATAAACAAGTAATGACGGCTAATCCAGATTTTAAGTTACCTAAATTACCAGAAGTTGATTTACCTAAAGTACCAACTGTTGAGATACCAGAGTTACCAAAATATGAAATGCCAAAGATACCAGAAATACCAGAGATTGAAGTACCAAGTATCGAAAAGTTATCTATTGAGGAACAATTAAAAGATTTAAAAAAATCATAGGAGTGAATAATGACTAAAAAAGACCTTGTAAAAATAATACAAGAAGTTGTAAAACGAGAAGTACAAAAAGAGGTTAAAAAGATATTTATAAAAGAACAAGTATCCGAAGAACCAACTATTGAAATGAAGTCAATAGTAGAAGAACCAAAAGAACAAGTAAAGTACACAAAAAACGAAAGTCTTAACAAAGTTCTAAACGAAACAGTTGGTTTAAGTAAATCTCAATCTCAAACAGAAGCGTATCCAACTCTAGGTGGTGGAACATTTGATACAAACAAAATGACAGAATTATTAGGTTATGGTAAACCAGAAGAGGTACAAAGAGATATGGTAGCGGCGGATACTTTGAGAAAAGCGGGTAAATCAGTTAACGATGTTCCAGAACACGTTACAAATGCATTAACTCGTGATTATAGTGACCTAATGAAAGCAATAAATAAGAAAGGTAAGTAATGTCAGCAACCGAAACAGATTTAAATCCTGATACCCTTGTTGGATTATCTTTTCCGTTAAGAGCTGGAAGAAATCAAGATTTTCAGATGACTAAAACATCTCTTGAACAATCTCAACACAATATAAGAAATCTCATTCTTACATATCCAGGTGAAAGAGCACAACAACCAGAGTTTGGTTGTAGATTACGAGAGTTATTATTTGAACAATTAAATGATGAGTTACCAATTAGAATCGAAGAAGAGGTTAGAAGAAGTATAAGTCAATGGTTACCATATATTAACGTAGTTACAGTCGATACACTTACTGACGAGGGTGATAAGAATAGAGTTTTTGTACAAGTTCAATACACAACAACTTTAAACCCAGAAACTATGAGTCAAATAACATTAGATGCTGGTTATGTAGCGGATACAACTTACTAAGGATAAAAAATGGCTAGAACAAGTACACAAAAGAATGTTGTAAAACAAGTAAATTATCTAAATAAAGATTTTAGTGATTTTAGAGATAATCTTATTGAGTTTGCAAAACAATATTTTCCAAATACACATAACGATTTTAATGAAGCTTCACCTGGTATGATGTTTATTGAAATGGCAGCTTATGTCGGTGATGTGTTGTCTTATTATATTGATTCACAATTTAGAGAATCACTTCTAGCTTACGCCGAAGAAAAAAGAAATGTATATAATATAGCTCAATCTTTTGGTTACAAACCAAAAACAACTACACCCTCTACAACTATACTTGATGTATTTCAAACTATTCCAGCGTTAAATGAGAAACCAGATTTTAGATATGCATTAACAGTCAACGCTGGTACTGAGATTACAGCTGGAAGTACTGGAGCTACATTTAGAACACTTGAGGATGTTAACTTTAAGTTCTCTAGTTCTTACGACCCTAGAGAGGTTGATATATTTGAAACAGATAGTGGTTCACCTACTAAGTTTTTATTAAAGAAAAAAGTAAAAGTAGAGAGTGGTGAGATTACTACAGAACGATTTACATTTGGTTCTTCTGAAAAATATTCAGAAATCAAATTAGGAAATTCAGATGTCATAGAAATTTTATCTTGTACTGATAGTGATGGAAATAGTTGGAGTGAAGTTGATTCATTAGCAAGAGATACGGTATTTGAAGAAATAGAAAACAATGTAGACAATGACCCAACTTCAGTTATTAATCGTGATGTTTCACCTTATATTTTAAAACTAAAAAAGACATCTCGTAGATTTACAAGTTTTATTAATCAAGATGATGAAACTCTTTTAAGGTTTGGAGCTGGTGTTAGTAACAATCCAGATGAAGAGATTATTCCAAACCCAGATGTGGTTGGTTCTAACTTACCTGGTAGTCCAAGTAAACTAGGTCAAGCCTTTGACCCAAGTAATTTTTTAAAAACAGAAGCGTTTGGATTAGCTCCATCTAATACAACATTGACAATACAATATTCACATGGTGGTGGTATTGATGATAATGTAAATTCAGGTGATATTACAAATAGAAGTAGTATTGGATTTCAAATACAAGATGCTACTTTGTCTTCAACTTTAGTTCAAGAAGCTAAAGATTCAGTAAGATTTACTAATCCAACTCCAGCTACTGGTGGTAGCTCGGGTCAGTCTGTTAGAGAAGTTAGAGAAACTGCTCTAGCTTTTTATCAAGCTCAAAGTAGAGCGGTTACTAAGGAAGATTACATTGTTAGAGCATATTCACTACCACAAAGATTTGGTAACATTGCAAAAGCTCACATAGTACAAGATGAACAATTAAATGTTGACCAAGAAAAAGTTGTTAATCCACTAGCGTTAGATATGTACACTCTTGGTTTTGATTCAACTAAAACACTAACACAATTATCTAACGTGGTGAAAGAAAATCTTAAAACATATTTGTCACAATTTAGATTAGTTACTGACGCTGTAAATATTAAAGATGCTTATGTCATTAATATTGGTATAAAGTTTTCTATCTTAACAAAAATTGGTTTCAATAAAAATGATGTTCTTTTAAGGTGTGTCAGTAGAGTAAAAGATTTCTTCAACATAGACAGATTTCAAATTGGTCAACCAATTATTTTATCAGATATTGCTTATGAGTTGTCTTTAGTTGATGGTGTTTCAAGTGTCGTACCACCCGTTGAGAACAATCCAAATAAACTACCAATACTCATAGAAAACAAATACAAAGTTTCCGATGGTTATTCTGGTAATTTTTACAACATAGAAAAAAGTTTAATTGATGGTGTATTATATACAGCATTAGACCCAAGTATTTTTGAAGTTAAATATCCAAATACAGATATACAAGGTAGAGTAGTTGGTGATAACTTGACAATCGGAGATTAATAAATGCATTATTTTACTTTCGCTGAAAAAGATTCTACTCTTTATGAAGCTACAGCTAGTATGAACGCTGGTTTAGATGAAATATTAGAAGTTAGAAAGGATGTAAATTCTACTGGTACTACAGTTGACGTTTCTCGTATCTTAATAAAGTTTGACTTGTCTTTCATATCATCTTCGATAGTTAGTGGTTTAATCCCACCACCAGGTTCACTTCCAGCTTCAAGTTCATATTACTTAAATCTTTTTGACGCTAAACCATCGGCTTTAGTAACATCACAAAGTTTATATGCTTACCCAGTGAGTCAATCATGGACAATGGGTGATGGTCGTTCTTATGATAATCCAAGAACAACGGATGGTTGTAGTTGGAATTTTAAATTTGGACAATCTGATGGTAGACTTTGGTCGAGTATAAGTGGTTCTGGTGGTACTTGGTACACGGGTAGTGGTTTTGAAGCGTCTCAATCTTTTACACACAAGTCTCGTGATATGAGAATGAATGTTACTGACATTGTTAATAAGTGGATAGCTACAGATACACCAAACGAGGGTTTTATTGTTAAACGAAGTGGTAGTGTTGGTAATACAGATACTAATCAAGATGAAGGTAGTACAACCAGATTAGGTAATTTCTCATTTTTCTCTTCAGATACCCACACGAAGTATCCACCAACACTCGAAGTTGAATGGGATGATTCAAAATGGTCAACTGGTTCTCTTTCAGCTTTATCGTCAACGGAGTTAGAAGATACTGTAATTTACATGAAAGGTTTAAGACCTGAGTATAATGAAAAGTCTATAGCAAAATTTAGATTGGTTGGTAGAGCTAGATTTCCTGAAAGAACCTATGCTACAACACCATCTAACTTAACTGTCAAATATTTACCAAGTGGTAGTACAAGTGGTGATGGTACTTTTTATTCAATTAAAGATGCTGAGACTGAGGATGTTATAGTACCATATGGTAGTGGTTCAAAAGTAAGTTGTGATTCAACTGGTAACTATTTTAATTTAAGATTAGATGGTTATCAACCAGAGAGATACTACAGATTATGTTATAAAGTGGTTAGTGGTAGTGGTACTTCAGATGAAACACAACAATACTTTGATGAAGGATTCACGTTTAAGGTATATCAATAATGCCATACACAAAAGAACAATTAAAAGATATCGATTTCTACCAAGACTTTGTAACAGAATTACAAACTGATTATCTTGGTAGGGTTGAAGAATTAAAACAGAATGACTTTCGTCGTAACGGTGTTTTATATTCTTTCGAGGATATCATATCAACCAATGGTTTAGAAGATTCTGAAATTGGTCAAGATACGATTTATTTTAATAGGATAGATGAAACTGATATAAGTAAAATGATTTCTTCTAGTGAAACTGAATATCCACAATATGTTAGTACGAGTTTAATAGAGCAAACGATTGACAGAACTTTAAGTGAACTCTCAATTTCTGAATTTGCAGATACTTTTTCCCCTATAAGTCAAAGAGGAGCTCAAATGCTTTTTGGAAATGAGATACAAGGTGCAGG